GAAACAACAACCACAACAACAACTGTAACTAACGAAGACTCAGGAAATATTTTAGACGGAGATGCTGGATATGTATCTTCAAATAAAGAAGGTGATATGGACATTGATTGGGGTGGACAAGGGCCTGCAAATATGCCGTCTGGTAGTGGCTGTTATAACTTAGGTACAGATAAGTGTGCACAAATTACAGGAAGTGGTAATAGCACGTCGACCATGGGCGTGGAGGGAATGGGAACGACCTTTGTCAATACAGTCGATATATCTTCTCTTGATATAGAAAATGGAGGAAGAACTAATTACACAATCAAAGTAGATAAACAAGATGCGCAAGATCGTATCTACATGCATATTACAGGGAAGAATGGAACTACCAATGTGTTTAGTGGCACTGATATATTATCAGAGTCAGGAGTAGCAAGTGGTTATCAAACATATGAAAATGGTTTTGATTTTTCAGGATCCATAACAACTTTAATTATCGAGGTAGGTGGAAGAGATGTCAATATGGCAATCGGACCGCTATTTGATGATATTACCATAAATGTGCTTTACAACGTAATATCTACAATAGTGCAGGAATCTATTACAAGTGTAGAAATGTGGGTAGCTTATGGTGGTAGCACCGAAACAGAAATTATAGATATTGTAGACAATATTATTGAACATAATGATTTTGTCGAACAACCAAATGGAGAAATAGAAATAGAACCCATACAGGAGCCAGACACAGATATTTCATATGACATGGTTGAAATAGAGATAGAAATGGAAATGCCTGATATGGAAATAGAAATACCAGAAATGGAGATAGAAACGCCAGAGATAGAAGTGGCAAATGTAGAAACAGAAATTGAAGCAGAGATGGAAATGCCAGAGCCAGAGGTAGAAACACAATCTGATCCAGAACCAGAGGAGGTACAAAATGAACCTACTGAAGAAGATACTGAGGAAATTGAAACTGTTGCGAAAGAGGAGCCTAAGCAGGAAGAAAGCCCATCAGAGGTTGCTAAAAATGAAGATAGCGAAGAAGATATGGAAGAAACAGAGGATAAAAATGAAGACGAGGTAAAAAAAGAAGAGGCTAAAAAAGAAGTTGCTGCAAAAAAAATCTTAAAGAAGATGGGCGATAAGGGTAGATATGACTCAGCAAATCAGTTAAAAACATTGATTGTGATGCAAGTATTGGGAAATTCAAAATCATTCTTTGACTCACAGCAACAACTGAATGATATTGATGGATTTTTTACAGATCAATTTATTCCTGATGCTGAACTCATAACTAACAATTTAGCACAATACTTTTTGTTTGCAGGAAGTGATGGGCTAATGAACGAGATGGTGATGCAACAGTGGCAGAAGTAGAATTTGCGGGTTTGAAGTTTAAAGGCGGAAAGATATTCATTATCTTAACAGCACTCGGTACATTGATGGGTGGTGCGTGGGGCGTGTTTGAATTTTACAAAGACTATCTCAATATGAAAGAAACTATATCTTCGTACGTTGCACCTGATCTTTCAGGTTTTGATAAACGTATAGATTTAGTACAGCAAGAAGTAGAAATGATGCAATCTGAAATGAGTATGATTTTAGAAGAAGTTGGACTGGTGGCAGATGTAGCAAAAGAATTAAAAAATGATTTAAAAGCAGATGTAAGACGTATTGAAACAATTGTTGAAGATGTAGAAACAAGAGTAAAAGAAGACTCAAGAGATAACGAAAGAGAATTAAAATCTACGATAGACGGTATCGAAGCAGATATGAATAAATTAGAAAAAGAATTAGAAGACGCAATGAAAGAATTACAAGAGAGCATTGATAAGCAAATAAAGCTAACTCTTGAAAACCCTCTTAACCAAATGAAACAATGAAAATATCGGATAGCACAGCGATAAGCATGCCCATGAGAAACCTAATTGGCCTAATCATGGCCATAGGGATTGGTATCTTCGCCTACAGTGATTTGACACAAAGGCTTACCCAACTTGAGACTGCAAGACAATTAATGGAAGCCGATTTGTTAAAAAAAGCTGAGCAGGTACCTGTAAATCAGGAATTATTCATGTTGGTGGAGTTCCTAGCAGGGCAGAATGAGGTCATGGAAAAAGAAATACAATCTATTGAATCAAATAATATAAATATAGACTTTTTAAAAACACAGGTTGAAAAACTACAAAGAGATGTTGAACAGGTAAAAGATAAGGTAAGACAAAATGGTGGTTGAGACAGTATTCGCAATGATGATGATAGTTAATGGGTCAATGGATGGGTTTATGAAGACAGACGGTTTATCACATTGCCTTAAAGCTAAGAGAGAAAGTGAGCGCAACTTGGCAGATAATAGAACAAATGTTATTCGATATGAGTGTGGCCAAGTAGTGGCAGAATTAGAGCCAGACTCAGAAGGCGTGCTTAAAATAAAAAAGATTTTAGAGCGTAAATAATGGCTAAAACACCTTCCAACGAATACTTTACTCCAGTTAAAAAAAGGACTAGTATAGGGCGTTCTTCACGCACAAGGCCAAAGAATAAAAACAAAAGACGTCAATACGTTAAATACAGAGGTCAAGGCTAATGGGTAAATTGTGTCCTAGAGGTAAAGCGGCAGCTAAAAGAAAATTTAAAGTTTATCCTTCTGCTTACGCTAACATGTATGCAAGTGCCGTTTGTTCAGGAAAAGTTACACCAGGTGGAAAAAAGAAACCAAAGAAAAAAGCTGATGGAGGAATGATTGAATCCAACAGACTTTCACAACAGAGAAAAGCAGTTTCTAAATTTAATAAAGGTGGTATCGCGCGTGGATGCGGAGCAATTATGGAGAAAAAACGCAAAAAAACTAAAAAATCATAATGGCAAAAAAAGGTTTAAGATCTTGGGTAAAAGAAAATTGGGTAGACATAGCCAATAAAAAACCCGATGGTAGCTATCCTAAATGTGGTAGATCAGGAGGAGAAAAAAGAAAAAATTATCCTAAATGTGTTCCTGCAGCAAAGGCAGCTGGAATGTCAAAATCACAAAAAAGAACAGCAGTTGCCAGAAAGAAAAAAGCAGAAGCTGGAGGTAGAAGAGGTGACAAAAAACCAAATAGAGCTAAAACATTAGCTCACGGGGGATTAGTTCAAAGAAGAGCAGGAGCCGCTATTAAAGGGTTTGATTTTAAAGGTGTCTTCTAAAAAAGATATAATAAACGACGTACGTAAGTGGTCAGAGAATTTTCTTGAAATACCTAATAAACATTTAGGTGGTATGCCTGCTTGTCCATTTGCTAAGAAAACATGGAATGATCAGAAAGTACTAGTAGAGACTAAAAGAAAATTTAAACAATACAAAGCTGAATTAAATGCTCACCTTAAACAACTAGATTTTGATGTGCATGAAATATTAATTTTTTGTGATCCATATTTCAACTATACATTAGATCAGTTTCAAGACATTATAGATGACTACAATGATTGGTATAATAAAAAGGATATATTTTTTATGGGTTTTCATCCCCTCAATCCAGCCAACGAGGAGGAACAAGAATTCTTGGTCACTCCAGATGGGAGCACCCCTATTGTAGAAAGTGACTTAGAATATTCAATGATGCTGATACAAAAGTTCTCGCAATTACAAGAAGCTTCTGATAAACTACACAGAATTGGTTACTATAAGAAGTGGCCAAACGGATACTATCAAGACGTTGTGGTATCTAGGCAAAAAACCTATAAACGAATATTCGGGGGTAATTATGAAAGTTAAAAAAAGTGCAAAAATGAGAGGCGGCGGAATGGTTCCTACCAAAATGCGTGGTGGAGGCATGATGAAAGGCAAAAAGAAAAAAGTTTCTAAAAAGAAAAAGAAAAAGAAGTAATTAATGCCTACTTACGCTTCAACAGCAACCTTTGACCTGTCTATAGATGATATAGCAGAGGAAGCATTTGAACGTTGCGGTTTACAAGTACGTAGTGGATACGACTTAAAAACCGCACGACGTTCTCTTAATCTTATGTTAGCTGAATGGGCTAATAGAGGATTAAATCTTTGGACAATTCAAAAACAAGAAAAGTCTTTAGCTGCAACTACAACATCTTTAACAGGCACAAGTTTATTTGGGAGCTCTGCAGATGATTCTCAACAAATAATAGATATTACCGATGTCGTGATTCGTGATTCAAGTAACAATGAATTTTCAACAACATCAATTAGTCGTTCTACTTATTTAAATTATACAGTTAAAACAACCAGCGGAAGACCAAGTCAATACTACTTTGAGCGTACGATAAACCCAACGCTATTTCTATATCCTGCAGCCGATACAACGTACACTCTAGTATATTATGCTCTTGTTCGGATGAAGGACTCGGGCGCTTACACCAATAATGCTGAGATTCCTTTTCGTTTTCTTCCATGTTTAACTGCTGGATTAGCTTATTACATAGCTATGAAAAAAGCACCAGATAGAATTCAACTTTTAAAACAAGTTTATGAAGATGAATTTCAAAGAGCAGCAGATCAAGATGGTGAAAGAACAAGTTTATTTTTAACACCTAAAACTTATTTACCAGGAGTCTAAATGGGAAAATACGCATCTGGTAAGTTTGCGAAACGCATATCTGATAGATCAGGAATGGCTTTTCCTTATAATGAAATGGTTCAAGAGTGGAATGGTTCATGGGTTCATACCAGTGAGTTTGAACCAAAGCATCCACAATTAGAACCACTACCAATAGTTACAGATCCACAATCTTTACAATATGCAAGAGCGCAAAGAAAAGACTCTAGAGTTTTTGTTGGTGGTGATACTGGTCCAATTAATGCAGGAAGAACTGTGTCTAGACCATCAACAGGAGATGATGCTGCCTATGATAGCACTGGTTTTGGAACTACCGTAAATCAATTTCAAACGTTAGATATGCCCGTTACTAATTTTTATGCAAACGGCGTGGCCTATGCTTCCACACAAAAAAGCATGATGCCTTTAAGTGTCCAACAACCAAATAAACCTACACAATTGATTTCTCGTGCAGGTAATGTTACAGTGAGTACGTCATGACCGATTATTCCGATTTAACTGATAATGTTAGAAATTACACTGAAACAAGCACAAATGTGCTTTCTAACGCTGTTATTCAACCTTTTATTGAATCTATTGAAGATAAGGTAAGAAGAACAGTAGATTTAAATTATTATAGAAAATATGACACTGCAACACTAACAGTAAATAATCCTTTTTTGCCTTTACCAGCTGATTGGGAGGCAACGAGATATGTGCAGTTAATAGATGGCTCTGATGACAGAACTTTCTTGATACAAAAAGATATTTCGTTTATGAATGAATACGCACCAGATAGAACGTCTGCTGGAGCTGGCACGCCTAAATATTATGCGATGTGGGACCAGGACACTCACTATCTAGCGCCAACCCCGAACGCTGCATTAACTGTAGAGCTCGCATACACGTACAAGCCGACTGGCTTATCAAGTACGACTACGTCTACTTGGGTAAGTCAAAACGCGCCAAACGTGCTTTTGTATGGTTGTATTTTA